GACCGAGATGACGGTCGCGCACGCGATCGAGCCGAATTTCGACGTCGCCGACCAGAAGGGCGGTTCGGTGGCCGTGGTCGCCGGCGGCTTTCCGATCCGCGAGGTCTACTGGCTCCGCGGGCAGAAGACCGAGAAGGAACTGAGCCGCCGGGGCTTCCACGAGGCGCCCTTCGCCGCGGCGCGCTGGGCGACCAAGGCCAACGACCCCTATGGACGCGGCCCGGCGATGAAGGCGCTGGGCGACGCCAAGCAGCTTCAGCGCGAGACGATCCGCAAAGAGGAGTTCCTGGAGAAGGGCGTGCGCCCGCCCATGGTCGGCGGCGTCGCCATGAAGAACGAGCCGGCGTCGATCCAGCCGGGGCACGTCACCTATGCGATCACGGCCGACGGGCGCGAGGGGTTCAAGCCGGCGTTCGAGGTCAACGCGCAGTGGATGGCGCCGATCACGGAGGACGTGAAGGACATCCGGGCGCGCATCGACCGCAGCATGTATGTCGATGTTTTCATGGCTATATCACGCATGGAGGGCGTGCAGCCCCGCAACGAACTGGAGTTGACCAAGCGCGACCTGGAGCGGTTGCAGCAGATCGGGCCGTTCATCGAGATTTTCGAGACCGAGGTCGCCGACCCGCTGATCCAGCGGGCGCTGCGGATCATGGAGCGGCGCGGCCTGCTGCGGCCGAAACCGCCGAGCCTGCGCAACGTGCCGCTGAAGATCAGCTACCACTCGATGCTGAAGCAGGCGCAGGTGGCGGCCGAAACGGCGAGCATGGAACGGACGTTCCAGGTTGCCGGCAACCTGTCGGCGGCGGCGAAGGCCGCGGGCCGGCCGGACCCGATCGACAACCTGAACCTGGACCGCTCGCTGAGGATCTACGGCGACAAGACCAGCTTCCCGGCGGATTGCTGGTTTACCGAGGGCGAAGTGGCGCAGCAGCGCGCCGCCAGGACGCAGGCGATGCAGCAGCGCCAGGCCATGCAGGCGACGCTTCCCGCCGTGACCGCCGCGAAGACGCTGAGCGAGACGCAGGTTGGCGGCGGCCAGTCGGCGCTCGGGGCGATCCTGGGGACGCAGGGTGGTGGTGGGTGATGCTGGGACCAAGGCGGCTACCCAATCCCAATCAGGACGTTGCTGGCCTCTACAGATGGTCTCCGCGCTGGACAACGGCTCTTGCGATCAGAGACATGCGTTTTCACAAGCCGCTGTCAGATGCCGTTTGGGCGACTCGAAACCGAAACCGGCGCGCTCGGCGCCTGCTGCGATGGTGTGCCTGATGCTGAAGGAATTCACCGTCCAGATGGGCGCTGCGCACCAGGGTGGCGCATGGGGCAATCCCGCCAAGTCGACGATCGACCTGGCTTCGGTCGAGCAGGCATTTGACATCGGGAACGAAAAAACCTTGATCTATTTCCAGGACAGGTCTGTTGCCGTTACGCTTCATTTTTCTTACGTGGAGTTCGTTGAGCTTTGGGTTGCCGCGCGAAGTTTAAGGTCTGCCTGATGCTGGCCGACAAGACCGAGCCCGAAATCTTCTCGCTGATGCGCGACCGTCTGCGGTCATGCATCAGCGACTGCCGACTGCTCGCCATGCTGCCGCTGCAAGGTCCGACCTTCATCCGCCTGCGGGCCAACCTCAAGGAAATCGAGGAACTGTGCCGGCAGGCCGGCTACTACCGCGACGACGCCCGCTGGTTCCGCATCGGCCTCGTGTGGGAGCAGGTGCATCAGCAGTCGCGGTTCTGGATACGCCACCACCATCCGCGGAAGAATTTCCTGTGGCTGAGCGAGCGCTGCGAGGCGCTGGACAAGGCGGTTGACGACCTTCAGGCCAGGGCCACCGGCCGCTTGGGCATGATCCTGCCGAAACCCGCCCGGGAGATCCGCACGCAGGACCGCCCGACGCAGGTGCTTGTCCCGTGACGGACGATGACGATGACGACGCCTCCGACGATCCCCCCGCCCCCGACGAAACCCCCGATGCCTCCGACCCCGCCCAGCAGAAGCGCCAGCGCAGGAAGCGGGAAACCGAACAGGAAGCCGTGGCACGGCTCTGGCGGATCTTCCTCTCGGAAAAGGCCGGCCGGAAGTGGCTCTGGGACTTCCTGACCATCCGCACGCAGGCGCTCAACAACCTGTTCCCGGTCAGCTTCGCGGGGTTCCCGGATCATGCCGCGAAATGGTTTGCCGACGGCAAGAAGGGCGTCGGCATGGACCTTTTCATGGAATTGAGCGCCGACTGCCACGAGTTGGTGCTTTTGATGCAGATTGAGCACAATCCGCGCTTTTCCGCCCTGAAACAGCGGTTCGGCGCCCGCTAGAGGTTTCATGTCAGGCACGACTCCCGAACCGGCCCCCGCAGCGGGTGCGCCGGCCCCATCCGTTGCTCCGGCCCCCGCGCCGGCACCTGCTGGGGACCCGCCGGCCCCAGCGGCCGGGACCGCCCCCGCGCCGCCTGCCGGTCCCTCCCCGGCAGAACCGGCTGCACCGGCGGTCCCGCCCACCGAATCGCTGCTCGAAGCCGCCGGCAAGCCGCCCGAGGCCAAGCCGGGCGAGAAGGCTCCGGAGCCGGAGAAGCCGGCCGAGCCGCCCGCGCCGGAGAAGATCGCCTACGACCTGAAGTTGCCCGAGGGCTTCACCGCCGCGCCGGAGCAGATGTCGGCAGCCACCGACCTGTTCAACCAGGCCAAGGTGCCCCCGGAGCTGGCGCAGAAGCTGATTGACCAGCATGTCGCGTCGATGCGGGCCTACGCCGAGCAGACGCTCGCGAACCAGTGGAAGGTCTTCAACGAGGCCAAGGACGGCTGGCGAACGGCGACGCTGGCCGATCCGGAGCTCGGCGGCTCCGGCCATGCGACGGCCATGGCGGCGATCGCCACGGCGCGCGATGCCCTGGTGCCGGAGAAGGACCGCCCGGCGTTCAAGAAGCTGCTGGACGACAGCGGCATCGGCAACAACCCGGCGTTCCTGCGGGTGTTCTACCGGGCCGCGAAGTTCTTCAAGGAGCCGTCGCCGCCCCCGCCGAACCCGCTGCCGCCGCCGAACCTCGGCCGCAAGGAAAAGCCGGGCATGACGAGCCTCTACACGTCCCAGGCGCACAAGGCTGCGCTCGGGAGGGGTTAGGGACGGCGGAAGCCGCCGCCGCGAAGCGCAATGAGCCAGTGATGGCAAGCGTCTAGAAAAGGAGTTCGTGTCATCGCTACCGGTTCGTGGCTGACGATTTTGGATGTTGCCGACCGCACCTCGTCCGGCGGCAAGCAGATGGTGATTGCGGAGATGCTGTCGCAATCGAACGCCTTCCAGGAAGACCTCCCATACGTGGAGGCCAACGAGATCGGCGGGCACGAATTCGCCTTCCGGACGTCGATCCCGGCGGGCTCGTGGCGGCAGGTCAACCAGGGCGTGCCCTACAGCAAGTCGACCACCGCCAAGTCCCGCGTCGGCATCGCCTCGCTGGAGGACTACTCGCTGGTGGACCGGTGGCTGCTGGAAAGCACCGGCGACATCGAGCGGGCGCGCATGCTGGAGGACGTCGCCTTCATGGAAGGCATGGGCCAGACGATGACCCAGACCTTCTTCTACGGCAACAGCGCGACCAACCCGGCGCAGTTCATGGGCCTCGCGCCGTTCTACAACACGGTGAACACGGCCACCGCCGCCAACGCCGCCAACGTGATTTCCGGCGGCGGCACCGGGTCCAGCAACACGAGCCTCTGGCGCATCGGCCACTCGCCGCGGCACATGTATGCGATCTACCCGCGCGGCTCGAAGGCGGGGCTGGACAGCATCGACAAGAGCGACACCACGCCGGCGTTCGACTCGGCGGGCAACCGCTACGAGGCGTTCACGATGTGGTTCCGCCAGCAGGCGGCGTATGTGCCGGAGGACTGGCGCTACGGCGTGCGCTGCGCGAACATCGACACGACCTCGGCGGGCCTCGCCGGCCCGAACGCGCTCGACCTCTTTGCCACCATGGCCGAAATGGTGCTGATGACGCCGACCGCATCGCGGCAGGCGAGCGGCATCACCGAGACCGACGCGCCGGACGATCCGAGCCCGGGCGTGCGGTTCGTGTGGTATTGCAACCGCACGGTGCGGCACTGGATGGACGTGCAGGCGATGCGCAACCGGAACGTGCTGCTCACGCTCAAGGACTACGACGGCCGCGTGTGCGACACGTACAGGGGCGATCCGATCAAGGTGGTCGATCAGATCGTGAATACTGAGGCTCGCGTCGTCTGATACTTCGTCCGTCTTCACCAATACAAGGAGTTCTCCGCCATGATGACGGACGCAGCGCTCGCCTTCGTGCCGATCGGCTACAATCTCTCGCTCGTCAGCACCGCCGGCAACAGCATCCCGTCGCCCATGACCATCGACATTCTCGGGCAGGGCGCCGGCACGGCACCGGCCAACATCATCGGCAACGCGCTGAACGGCGTGTTCGGGGCCGACACGGGCGTCGGCGGCCTGAAGGCGCCGCAGATCAACATCGTGATCGGCACGGCGCCGACCACCAGCAATTCCTGCACGCTGGACGTGGCATTCCAGGGCGCCGAGGACACCGGCGCGACGGGCGGCTACCTGCCCGGCACGTGGCAGACGTTCAACGAAACCGGGCCGATGACGGTGGCGAACCTGACCGCCGGCACGGTGGTCCGGCTCGACTGGCCGCCGGCATTCCCGGCCGGCTTCAACCCGCGCTTCCTGCGGCTGCTGTTCCAGGTGCCCACGGCGGAGAACTTCACCGCCGGCACGATCTCGTCCGCGCTGCCGGTCATGGTGCGGGACGATCAGTCGAACAAATTCGCGGCGAAGAATTTCGTCGTAGCTTGAAACTAAAGCCCAAACAACAAGGTGGCCTGATGCCCCTCGATCCCGCCAAGATGGCGTCGAACCTCGCCGAGCCGCGCCTGGGCTTCCAGAACGAGCCGGCAGCGGAGGCGCCAACGGCGCCGCCGGCCGGCTTCGTCGCGCTCGCCGACGTGGAGGCGCTGATCGCCGAGAAGCTTGCCGCGGCCACGGAAAAGCTGGTGGCTGGGCTGGCGCCGCGCGCGGCGCCGGCGGATGCCGGGTTTGCCGGGCTGGCCGAAGGGCTGGCCATGGCGATTGCCGAGTTGAACGACCAGGGCAGCGGGCGCAAGCGCATCTCGCCGGCCGAAGTGCGCAAGCAGGCGGCGGGTCATGAGCGCATGACTGCGCTGATCGAGCAGGCCGCGCGCGACGGCGAGCGGCCGATCTACACGCTCACGGACAAGGTCCATCTCGACGAGACGCTGATCGAGCCGATGTGGAAGGCGGGACCGAACGAAATCCGGCGCACCCGCATCGAGTGGCCGCACCCGCCGAACCGGGCGATGCGGCCGTTCAATCCGGTCGCCGAAGGGATCTACGCCGCATTCCTCGAAAGCATCGGCGGCGTGATGCCGAAGCCGCCCGACCTGCGCATTTCCGGCACCGGCGTCGTCTACGCCGACGGGCGCACCGCGAGCCGCAAGCCGCTGCCGCAGGTCGTCGAACCCGAGGGCGGCGGCGTGAAGGTGCTCGATCGCGGCGGCATCGGCGACCGCATGCCGCGGCACGTCCTCGGCACCATCGCTGCGCCTGCCATGGAAACCCGCTTGCAGGCGGTGGAGTAGCCGCCTGTGGGCATCCCGGCCACCCCGCCCGTCACGATCACGCCGCCGGCCGGCGACCTCGCCAACGCCGTTCTCCAGGGCACCTTGACGGCGCTTGGCCGGTCGGCCTGGTGGTGCGCCTACGGGGCGACCAACATCACCCTGTGGGGCAGCGTCAGCACCGCGCTGACCACGACGAAGGGATCGACCACCGCCTCGGTCTCCAGCGGCACGGGCATTTCGATCGGCCAGGCGGTCAAGAGCGTGAACGTGCCGCCGGGCACGACGTGGCTCACCTTTTCGGGCACGTCGGGCACGCTCGCGTTCGCGCCGGGCTACACCGACGCCAACGTGATCACGGGCACGGACTCGCTGGCCTCGTTCGGCAACGTCGCGGTCACGGCGACGGTGCAGCTCGAAAAGTCCTACGACGGCGGCTACACGTGGGTGGTGGCGGGCGTCGGCGGCGCGGGCCAGCAGGCGATCTACGTCAATCCGGCGGGTTTTTCGATCATGTGGGTCGAGTGCGAAAAGGGCGTGCTCTACTCGCTCAACTGCACGGCCTACGTGTCCGGCACCCTCGGCTATCGGTTCAGCACCAACGGCGTCGCCGCGCAGACATTCGGCACGGGGTAACAGACATGCGGAAGTGGCTCAAATACCTGGGCCTTGGCGCGGGAGCGGCGGCGTTCGGCATCGTCGCGGCCATCGCCCAGAACCCCGGCGTCGGCGGCATCAACATCGCCTCGCCCATCGGCACCGAGCAGGTCAATGCCGAGAACACCGGCCCGCAAATCACGTGGGTCTATCTCACGCAGATCCGCGATTCGGTCGGCTACGCGATCAGCGCCGCGACCAGCGGCACCGTCACTTTCGGCGCCAATTCGCTGATCGTGCTGACGGATGCCACGACCATCTCGACGCTGACCATCGCGTTCACGCCGGCGCCGGTCGACGGCCAGCAGAACTGCTGGTTCAACCAGTCGGCCATCTCGACGCTGACGATGAGCGCCACGTCGCCGCAGACGATCAAGAACGGCCTGACCTCGACGAGCGCCACGACGCGCTATTGCTGGGTCTACCAGGCGTCCACTGGCAACTGGAATCGCTCGCTGTGAGCGCCCGCAACTCCGGAGATACCGCATGATCAAGCGTTTCGCGGGCGCACTCGCCGCCGTCTTCTTCTCGGGCGCGGCCTTCGCCCAGCCGGTGCTGCCGCAGGTCCAGGCCATCCAGTCCGGCGACCTGTTCCAGGACATCGCCGGCGGCGTGCCGCAGGCCGGCAACTTCTATGCGTCGTCGACGCTCCTGGGCAACTATCCGGCGTCGCTGCCGGGCAACAACCCCGAGAACGCGCTGATCGGCGGCGACGCCACGACCAACCTGTTCCAGCGCGGCACCACGGGTTCCAGCGTCACGACCACGCCGACCTATGGCGGCCCGGACCGCTGGTTCTACTGGTCCGGCACGTCGACGGCCATGACAGTCAGCCGCGACAGCACCGCCGCGGACATCCCTTCCGCCTACGAATACGCCTTCCAGATGCAGCGCACCTCCGGCCAGACCGGCGTCGTGCAGATGTGCATGGGGCAGGTCGTGGAGGGCGCGAACGCCTACCAGTTCCAGGGCCAGACGGCGGAATTCGATTTCCACGCGATTGCCGGCTCCGGCTTCAGCGGCACCGCGCTCCAGCCCTACATCGTCACCGGCACGGGCGCCAACGAGACCAGCGGCAAGATGGCGTATACCGTCTCGTCGCTCGGGCCGAGCGGCGGCACGGTCGGCACCTCGCCGGGCTGGGCCGGCGGGGCACTCACGGCGTTGCAGAGCATTTCGATCTCGGCCAGCAGCGTGGGGCGCTACACCGTCGCGGCAGCCATCCCGGCGGCGACCACCGAAATCGGCGTGGCGGTCTGCTACACCCCGGTCGGCGCGGCGGGGGCATCCGACTACGTGGCATTGTCGGGCCTCCAGCTGGTCCGCAATTCGGCCCTGGCCGGCGTTGCCAACGTCACCAACGGCGTGTCGCTGGCGGTCAACGATTCCCGCGCCAAGGCGTTCTCGCGCCGGTCGCAGGCGGCGGAGTCGGTGCTCCAGTATCGCTACCACTACCGCCTGACCGAGACGAACGGCATGTATGTCGGCATGGGCATCTGCTCGGCATCGAACGTGCAGCGCATGCAGTTGCCGACGCCCACGGTGCTGCGGGCCACGCCGACCCTGACCCCGACCACCGGCGGCTTCAAGTGGAACCTGGCCGGCACCAACACGTCCGCTGGCACCTTCACGCTCGTGACCGGATCGACGGGCGCGGTGGTGACGATCGGCGATACCACGACCTGCACCTCGGGCACGGTGGCGGCGCTGAACGGGTCGGCGACGACGGGGATCCTGGACGTCGACGCCGAGCTGTAGGCGGTGCCTCCCGTATCCGAGGCGCAAAGACGGCTGATGGAGGCGGCCGCGCACACCAAGGGCGGCGTGGGCGGCGTCTCGCAATCGGTGGGCAAGGAGTTCGCCTCGGCCGATCCCGGCGGGAAGCTTCCGGCGCGCAAGAAGAAGACGCGCGCCGAGATGCTGCACGATCATCCTCGCAGCCGGGGCGAATGATCCTTCAGCTATCGCCGCCGATCCCGGTCTGGGTGCCGGCGCGCGGCCAGCCCGGAAGCGCCGTGGCGCTGATCGACTACAGCCAGGAGCACGACACGCTCTGGGTGGTCATCCTGCGCGACGGCGAAATCTGGACGTTCCCGCAGTCGCAGGTGCGCGGGCTGGAAAACGCGACGCTCGGCCGAGCACGAACGGAGAACGTCGTTGACCTCCCTGTCGATTTTGGACGTGGCAAACAGGACGACGCGCATGGCCGGCAAGCGGTGGAACCCGGGCGGAGAGAAGGGCAAGCTCCATCGGGAGTTGGGCATTTCGGAGGGCGAGACGATCCCGGCCGCGCGCCTGTCATCGGCCGAGCACTCAAAAAACCCGGAGATCCGGCGTGACGCCATCCGGGCGAAGACCATGGAAGGCTGGCATCACGGCGGCAAGAAGAAGACGCGCCGCGAACTGCTGCACGACGGAAAGTAAGGACCTCACGCGATGGCCGAGAAAGAGAAACCGAAGGAAAAGCCGTCGCGCGCGGCGATGCTGCACGACCACGAGCGCAGCAAGGCCAGCCGCGAGAAGAAGGGCGAGCGCAAGGAGCCAAAGCGCGAGAGCAAGGACAAGGGCGACGAAGAAGGCGAGCACGAAGGCCACGAAGGCGGCGGCATGCACGAACGGCACATGGCCGAAATGCATGCCAAGCACAAGGAACACGAGGCCGAGCGCCGCGACGTGCACATGAGCCATCGCGAGCAGCACCGGAAGATGGCCGACCGGCACATGTCGGAGATGAAGGAGATGGGCGCGCGCCACGCCGCGGAGATGGCCGCTGGGCCGGCCGAGGCGGAGGGTGCGGCTTCGGGGGCGACACCGGCCCCGGGTGCCCCCGTGGCGCCGCAGCCGCCGGCTGTCGCGGCATCCTGACATGGCTTG